ATCTTCTTAACAAAATTTAATTCAGCAAATTTAGCAGCCAAACCTGTAAAAGCAGGTAACTTTATAGAAGCAAATTTGTTACTAGCAGCTAATTTTAAATCATCAAGTCTTGTAATGAAATTAGATTTAAATAATTTTAAACTATCTGTTGCATTGTCTATAAATTTGGCACCTAAACCAAGTGTACCAATTTTAGATACACCACTTGCAAAGGTAGCCATACCCTTGATACCTTTTAACTGACCAGGTAATCTAATCAAGTCTTCAAACATTGTGCCTCTGGCAAATGCAGCCAAAGCTGTCAAGGCAGCCGCAGCTGCCAATACACCAGGTATACCTTTAGAATCTTTTAATTCTTTGATATCACCTTTCACACCACCAGTTGGACCTGCTGGCACTTCTTGTGCGTTTTCTCTACTTTGGTCTCTTAATCGAGCGGCCTGTTCCTTATCAAAGATAAACATTGCCTTGAAAATGCTAAGCATACTTTCTGTATTCTTTTCATTCTCTCTACCAATAGACCTTAAATCTTCTAATAAGGGTATTGATTGTGAAGCACCACTATCACCACCTGCCATTGCCATTTGTCCACCTTTTAACGCTGAACCTACAGCTAATTGTGCCGACTGAACGGCAGCCATTATTGCACCTTTAGTTTTACCCTTATTATCTGCCATTATTTTTTACTCTTACTTGTGCCTGTGTATAGACCAAACCAGGCTGCACCAGCACCAACAACGATACTGATTAACCCACTCTGTTCCATAGTAGGAGCAGGCAAGTTCATATACCATATTACACACTTATATAATAGTACAATGTAAACTGTTAAGAACAATCTTGGAAATATTCTCCAAGCGTCAACAGCTCTTGCCATATGAATAAGTTTAGCATACGGGTTTATACCAAGGTCTTTGATTGAAGTATCAACTTCTAAATCAACTTGTATTTTCTGTTTTGGTTCTGCAACCTTAACATCTTCTTTTATTTCTGTACTCATTTTCCTTTTGCAGCCCTCTCCCGCTGTTTTTCGTTTTCTTCTTTTATATGGTTCACTAATAAATCCATATAAATTTCCCTCTCCCACGGTATCATATTTTCTAGTTCACTTAGAGAATATTTATGGTGTTGCATTAAAGCAAAGTTGACCTGAAAATAATTCTCTAGGTTGTCATGTGAGAGGGCTATCCGAAAAAACTTTGTAGCCCACTCAGCATAATTTTACTAGTCACTTTGGTTTTTGGATTTTCTACCTCAACCTCATGTTGTAATCGTGGCATTGTTGTAAAGAATTTTTGAATATTCAGAAAAACATCACTTGATAATGATTCTAAAAATTCATGCAATTCTTTTTTAGTATAGTCACTTGCTTTATGTACAGTTTCACCATCATAAATTTCGTGAATGACATTTGTAATTACATCAAACAATTGAGCTGTCTTCATGTTAGCTGCGTCCATTTTAGGGTCGAAACTATCAATAGTAGGATATGACAATAATATTTTAATTTTATCATTTACTACTATCTCATTTGTATGTGCGTCATCAACTTGCACCTCAACTTTTGACAAATCTAATTCTACATTTGCGTAAGTTTCTTTATCATCAGGACAAAGTAACTTTAATTTAGCAACCTCACCTACTGACTTAGCACGAATGTTTAAAAATATGTACTCAATGTCAAATGTTGGTAATACTTCTACATTAATACCACCAAATGTACATGCGTGTACAATTTCTTTAAGTGCCTTGGTCATCTCGCCAGCGTTATCGGACTCCATGGCTAGTAACAAAATCTTTTCTTCTTTTACAAGAAAAGGTCTGTACTTGACTTGTACATCACTTGATGGTAATGTCAACTCATATGTCGCTGTTTCTAATATAGGCAAAGCCATAATATTATCTCCTTGTTAATTATAAAAATGGTGGAAATACTCTTCCACCAGTAACTCTACCAATTGGTAGATTTCTTTTAGCTGTTTGTAGTACATCTCTACCTGCTCGTCTGATTTCAGGCGGCAGTCTATTTAGTATACCACCAAATAAACCAAAATCTTTTCCTGCTTTGATTGTCGGCACATCACCAAATGATGAACCTACACTTGCACCATTAATCTGGTCAATAGTTAAATTCTTCCAAGTTCTAAAGTTTAATGTAATTGGAATATTTACCTGTGTGTTCGTAGCGCCATAACTGTAATCATATGAACCAATAGTTTGTGGATATACTTCATATAATCTTACTGCATATGTAACTCTATCTCTGTCTTGTTCAGCACTAAATGAACCTAACTGAAATATATCTATAGTACCAACATAGTTGTCATAATAATCCATGTGGTGTGTATTGATATCCATAATTTTCTTTTGCCAGTTTTCAAAGAATGCTCTTTGTCTTAAAAACTTATCACCATAGAAACTTGCCTCAATAGAACCACTAAATTTATATGCATAAGGCATAAGTCTACCAGGTCCGTATTGTCTATTTTCTGCTGTTGCAATATCTCTACTTGGCATGGTAATGTTTTGACACATCATGCCAACATTTCTTTTTAATTCATTACTCTCTAATTCATTCATGTCACCTTCAGCAGCCGATACATCTCTACTGTATTGATTGCCAGGTCCACCATATTCTTTATTTACTTTTAATGTCGCTGGTGGTTGTATCACAACCAAATATCTTGATGGTCTAGCAAGGCCTTCACCTTGATTTACTTGTGCTATAAATCTATTGATAGTTGTTTCAGGATTACCACCTGGCTTTCTCTGTAATCTAGTATCTCCGCCGACATTATCAAGTGACCTATCTCTAGGTAAACCTATTCTAATATCTTGACCAAATATTCTTGTACCGCCTCGTAAAATTGCCATTATAGTACCTTGCCCTTATTAACACCGTGCTTGATAACATATTTCTGTGTACCATTAGCACCAACCTCTACCTCTCTTCGTAGATTTTTTGTAAGATTTAATTCTTGTTTTTTTCTGTTCACTTCTCTTGCGTGTTCAGTTAATTGTTTTGTTCTATCTCTGTCCATATTAAAAGTTTTTTCTAGCGGCTGCAAATACACCACCAATTGTTTTACCTGTAAACTGAGCAACTGGTAAGTAAGCTGCTAATGCCATCTCATCTGTGTCAATTCTCAAAAATTTAGACCTGACTTGTGAGTACAAATATCTTTTTATAGCCACTTTCATATATTTATTACCTTTTAACGAGTTATATGTAGCATTTATTTTTGTTGATTGGTCAAACTTACTATTAGAAGCATATGATTGCAATTGTTGTAAAAATGCAAATCTGGCACCGTAAGGTAGGTAATGAAAATTAAGGCCTATAAAACCACCTCTCATAGGTTCAATTGGTAATACTAATGGAAAAGTATCATAGTATGTTAATCTTGCTTTTGTTTTAGGGTCATAGAAGAACATGCTCATACGACCACCACTTGGTCTGCCTGTCTGTCTACCAGAGGCAAATAAGTCACTTGCACTACTTCTATCAGTAATCAATGATACAGCATTTCTGTACCATGAAGCTGACTTCATTTTGTTGCCTTGGAGGTCTTTTAGCGGTTCAAATATATCAATTGCCATACCACTATTTATAAGAAAACCCCTAGCGATTTCTCGCTAGAGGTCAATGCTTTAAGTAATGAGAGAGAAAGGTCTAATCTTCGTCAGCTAATTTACTAAAGTAATCGAGAGTATCGTCCTCGTCACTAGCTGGCGTTGATAAGTTTACTTTCGGCATTTCCACGGAAGTCGTAGTCTGTGGTGGGAGGTCTACAGTATCTACAGTTGCCGTGCTTTGCGTACCCGTAATTACCCTATTCAGTTTCTCTTTGAGTTCATCATAGGTCTTAAAATTACTAGGGTCAACAAATGGTTTTAGAGGATATTGTTTTTCCCAAATAGCCTTGATTTCGTCATCTGACTCTTTCAATGGCGTAACACCCTCAAATTCGGATTTGTCATAGTTCCAATAACCATCAACTTTTCTAATTTTCAGTTTAAAGTTTGCACCTTTCCAAAAATCAAATGGGTTGATTGCTTGTTCATCTTCAAACGCCGGTTGCATGGCTTCGGTAATCTTATCAAAGATTTTCTTACCAAACTTGTACAGTCTTACCTGTCCTTCGTTCTCTGGATGTTTAGGGTCTGATACAACATAAACATTTGCATAATAAGATAATTTTCTCTTACGCTTTCTAGCAATGTCTTTGTCACTATCAATACCTGTATTCCACAATCTAGTATTTTCTTCACTAACAGGATCCTTTTGATTAAGAGTTGTTAATGAGTTTTCAATAAACCAACCACCTTTGTCCTGAAACGCATGTGTCCAAACTCTCTGCCATGGCATTTCTTCACCATTAGAAGCAGGCAAGAAACGAAGTACAGCATAACCATTACCAGTTTTATCTAGTTCAGGTTTCCATAACCTATCGTCTTGA